AACCGGTTGCAGCACCGCAACCGGAAGCGCAAGCTCAACCCGCGGAACCAAAACCATTAACACCTGAAGGTGAAGTATTTCTAATTAATCTTTTGAGAAAAGCGCTTTTTATGAATCCAGACGATTTGGAGTTAAAATCGTTGAAAGATTTGCCTGAAACTAACGAAAGGAATGCTTCAGATATTTTAAACACTATCGTTAAAATGATGCAGGTCGACTCAATCAATCTGGATGTAAATACTTCAAAATAATAAATATATTGTGTCTTATATAAGTTTGAGCGATTTGTATGAAGCAGCTGTGGCCACAACACCTGTGGCCCCTCCTTTAGCGCCTAGACAGCAGGTTGCTAGTACCCATGTTACACCGATTATTCCAGGATTCAACCCGAGTGCAGCTACACAGGTATTGTCTTGGGATAGTATAGGTAAGAGGTTGTTTAATCTTATTCCTTTAAATAAAAAAGGTCAACCATCGGTTGGGCGTGGTGAATTTAGCGTGGCTTATTTGCTAACCGGATTACCTGACGAAAATAGTATTAATGCGTTTAGGAACGCAGACGGTAGCCCTATTATAGGTAGAACTAATAAATCTGTAGACGTAACAACACCATTCGGGGGATATGAAGTAAAGGAAATACCTTTTGGTGAAACGGTAAAAACAGGCGCTCTTAATGACCCCGTATTAACAGGTATTAGAAAAGCTGTAGAAAATACGCTAGAACCTTTAGAAGCAGCATATGATGCACTAGATACTCAAGGGCAGTTTTTTGTTGATAATCATCTAAAAGGTGTCTTTACTGAATGGTACACTGCAAACAACGCTCCTAAAGCAAGAAAACCTAAACCAGCAACTGTTGAAAGTTGGAACGAGCACCTTAAAGAGTTTCATAATAAATATAAAAACTGGACATTAAAAAAATATATTAGAAGTATTTTGGATCGCTTAAGGGAATTACCAACAAATTTATTATTAAAAGATACAATATCGCTAGGACGGTACGGTAAAAGAACTGGTGAAGAAGGAGATCCGACAATAATTTTTTCCATACCGCAGTTAGAAAGATTTTTATTTACAGAATACGGCGTAATGCCTCCGGCTCACCCACCTGCTGTTAAGGATTTAACCGATATACTATACAAATACTATGGTGAAACGGAGGCTGATAAAGAGTTTTTAAAGCAACAAGCACAGAGAATTGATATTCAATTAGGTCAAGAAAGAGCACAACAGCTTGGTAAAAAAACGACTATAGATTCTTTTAGAAGAGCGGTAGCTCAGATGAATCTACCTAGAAGAGTAGCATTAATAGCTGATGCATTCGGGGCAAGCGGTCTTCAAAAAATATTCCCCCATACCGGTGTGTTTTTGGTCACAGAAGAAAATTATCAATACATACCAAGAGCTGAGCTAGGCAAATACTTACAAATATCCTCAGTTTCAGGCGGTGAAGTAAAAGTACAGAGGAAAGCAAATGCAGCCGTTTAAGAGTTTTTTTTATGAACAAAAACTTACCACGGTTGGTTTTTTTCCAGGTGCTTTTAAGCCACCACACGTGGGCCATTACGAGACAGCGCGACAGTTAGCAGAGCAAAATAGAGCAGCCTATGTACTTGTTTCAGGTAAAGATAGGGAAGGAATTACAACAGATAAGTCATTAAAAGTGTGGCAAATATATAAAAAGTATCTTCCGTCTAATTTACAAATATTTGCCATTACAGGTTCACCTGTTCTTACCATATACCAAACTGTAGATATTATTAATAATGGACAATTTAGCGCCACAGAGAGATCACCGGCGCCAACCCCGGATGCAGCTAAGCTATCTGACACAATTCAAACTTTAGCTGCACCCTACGAAGTAAATCTTTACGCAAGTCAAGAGGATGTAGATAGATTTAAGTATTTCTTTGACCCTTCTAAGAGTGTACTTTATAAAGGTAAGAATGTTAAAACTATTACTGCTAGAGATATAAACCGGCTTGCTTCGGCTACTAATACACGGCAACAACTTCAAGCAAGAAATTTTGATGAGGTTGCAAAATTATTACCTAACATTTCTACGGAAGATAAAAAACGTGTATATAATATATTAATATCATGATTACATTTAGACAATATATTAATTCAGGATCGGTAATACTTGAAAAGAGTGGTTATTTCTCACAGCATCTTTCACATTTAGAAGATTTGGCTATTGAAAATGGTAAGAATGGGTTTCAATCTTTTATGGCCCATGTTAATGGTATTGCAAACAAAATTAAAGGTTTTGAATCTGAACATGAAATAAATGCTAAAATCGATGGATCACCAGCTATTTTATTTGGTATGGATCCTAAGACAGAAACTTTTTTTGTAGCGTTAAAATATGTTATTGATGTAGAAACCGACACTATAAAACCTGCAGCAAAGCTACTTCATTCTGCGGAAGAGGTAAATACATATTTGGGGGATAGGCCTGAATTCGCTACTAAAATGATAAGTTTGTTAGAAAATTTAAAAGGCGCATACGATAATTCCGGTAACATCTATCAGGGCGATGTGCTGTACGCTGAACCGAGCGATAAAAAACGTATAAAAATAGGCAATGAAGAATATATCGCTTTCGAGCCAAATGTTATTATGTATGCGGTTCCAATGGATGAAAAATCAGAAATTTTTAATAGAGTCTTGAATACTAATGTCGGGGTTATTGTGCATGATGTGTTTAAACCTAAGCTAATCAAAGATACAATACAGCTTATTCCTACAGGCAAAAAAATAGATTCTTTATTGGCAAGCAGCTCTAACTCAAAAGCTTTTATAAAGGGTAGCAACTACGGTACAATTTCATTTGATGTAAACAATCAACTATTTGATCAAATTAATAATCTTGTAGTTACAATATCTGATAATATTAATAAAATTACAGATGAGTTTGATAAAGAGTATATTTCTCCGGAAAAAGGGTCTCCATCCGGCCAGCTATTAGCTTTATTGCAGCAGTATTTAAATAAACAACTTGATCTAGAAGATAGCGGCTTTTTTAATACTAAGAAACCCTATAACTTTAAACAGCTATTTGATGGTTATAAGAAATATGTAGCAGAAAAAATGGGAAAAGGTATTGAAACGCTAGCTCCAAAAGGACAAGCAGCAAGACAGCAGCGTATAGCTGCAACAGCTGCATACTTAGATAAAAATATGGTTAATTTCAATCACTTACTGGCAGCAACATATAATATGTTAAAAGTAAAAAATGCTATATATGAATTACTCTCACAGCTAGACTCTAAGCTAACTAAGCATACTTTTTATAAGCTACCTGACGGCTCTTATGTCAAGACTAAGGATGAAGGATTTGTACTGTTTTTAGGTAATAACCAAGTAAAGATTGTAGATCGGGTTGACTTTACAAAGATGAACCGCGCCCTAGGCGGTAGACATAGCAGATAATTATTTGCTTGTTTCTTGAATTGTTTTTAATGCTTCAAGATTAAAAATTACTTGACGTATTACACTCTCTAACACTTCCTCACTTTCACCGTGCAGCATATCGCGAATACGTGACACAACTCTTAATTCATGTGAATCTTGTTCGCCGCCAAACTCCCCGCCTTGTTTGAACTTATTATATTCAAGATAATTTTTAACACCCTCAATATAGCTTGCTGCTACCGTTATTTTGCTAAAAACCCAGGGTTCAAGATTTTCACCGCTGCTTATAAGGCTGTATAACTCTTTTGAAGCTTTGTGCAATTTGTATAATTCATTTTTGGCCATATCAGATTCAGAATCAGTATCTGTATCGCTGTGCTGCATATCGTCACATGTTTCGCAGTTTTCCGAATTTTCTGCACCAGTAGTTTTTTTATCGCTTTTATCGTCCGATAATTTTACAACAGTTGCAGTATTTGTTGTTGGTACCATATTCTGTGTTTCAGCAGCGGGTCCGAGATTTAATTCACTAACAACAAGTGTTTTCTCATAAGCTTCTAATATCTTAGTAATTTCAGCAGCATTGCTCATTTTATATATTTATTTAATAAATACATAATATATGGTCAGTTTTAAACAATATTTTTACGAGCAAATACTTGGCAATACAGAAGGCATTACTATTCAACATGTTGGGACAGTTAGAGCTACCGTAGACACTGGAAACAATGGTCATAACGTATTACATGCTGCGGATCTAAACGAACAAGATGGCATGGTTAGCTTCAATACAGTTAATAATAAACATTTAAAGTTGCCAATAAAAGAACATATAACTGTTACAGGTAATAACAACACCAATACCCGTCCTGTTGTTTTATTAGATTGTAGCATTGGTAGTATGCAGTTTAATAAAGAACCGTTTAGTTTAGCAGATAGAAGTGAACAAGATACACCAGTTTTATTGTGTCGAGATTTTATTAAAAAGAATGGTGGTGTTGTAAACGTTAAGATTAACCAGGATATAAAGTCCTGATAATATTAAACTAGTTTACGGTTTTGAGCAAACTCAATAAACTTATAAAACTCCGCCCTAGAGTTATCAGCATTATCTAAGAACGCTCCCGACATCCTCGCAGTACGCATTGTTGAATCATGACGTATACCGCGGTTTGAACAGCAAGTGTGGTTAGCTTCTACCATAACTGCAACACCGTTATTCTTCTCACAAACGGTATTGATATGATCATGAATTTGCATGGTTAAATTCTCTTGGACCTGCGGTCTACGCGAAAACCAATCTACAATTCTATTAAGCTTGCTAAGTCCTATAACTTTACCACTCTTGGAGGGAATATAAGCAACATGGGCAAATCCCATGAATGGTGCGTGGTGATGCGAACATAAAGAGGTAAGTCTAATATTAGTTTGTGCAACTATACCGTCATATTTATCTACATTATCAAAAGCTGTAATTTTTGGTGGTTTACTATAGCAACCCCAGGCAAAGTCCTCCACGAATGCCTTTGCCACACGGTGTGGGGTATTGTCACTATTCGGGTCATTTCTCCAGTCATATCCAAGCGCGTCCATATAAGCTTCATACGCTTTTGATGCTTTTTCAATAATTTGATCTATTTCTTCCTGTGAGTGTGGGTGATTATGGTTTGCAAAGGCTAGTTTCTTCTTAGACATATATTAGTATTATATAACTAACCTCTAATATTCAAGAATAAATATATAACATATATGTTATTCGACAAATTAATGGAAAATACGTTTAAGGCATCGAAATTGAAACGGGTTCGAATTAATGTAGATCCAGCAACAAATCCTTGTTTTGGTTATGAAAATTGTACAAGTTTTGAAGGGTATGTTTTAGAGGAGTGTGGTAATTCAATCAACGTTTATATATTAAATGCACCAACAGGAATTGATCCGATTCAGCAAGTAGCTGTAAAGGATATTGAACCGTTAGAACAAACCCCAATCAATCCTACTTTTGGAGAAATCAAAAGAAAGATTATCATGGCACTGGTACAATCAGGTATACCTGAAAATTCACCAGAGATAGTCCAGATAATGAATTGCAGGGAGCCTGATTTTATAGAAACTTATTTGAAGCAAATGAATTTAAGCGATGCAGCGCTAGTTAGTTTGTACAATATATTGTTTTCACGTCACATAGGTGAAGCTCAAGAAACAGACGATAGTGAAATTTACGGTAATAAAAAAGATAATACAATGGACGTACTTACCAATATAGGCAGAGGCGCGGGAATGCTTAATAAAATTATATCTAAACCTTTCGAATTAGCAGTGGGTAAAAATAATATTATAGCTAGAGTAAACAAGTTTTTACAGAGCTTTAATATTCAAGATTTAGTTAATATAAAAAATCTACCTCTATCCTCAAAAGAGTATCCACATATTCCCTTTAAAAACGAAAAAGTCTATATATCTAAGTTACCTAGATTACCGTATCAAAAAGATGAAAGTATAACGTACCAGCTTAAGGGTAAGATTACTGGTAGAAAGCTTTCATTTGAGGGTATTAGATATGTTGTAGGGGAAATAGAACCAACAGTAAAAGGTCTTGAATCTGTTTTGCTCGACTTTCGCATAACAGATAATCCGGAAAGAGTAGGTAAGGTAATTTTTACTATTAACGGTGTTAAGCGATATAGCCAAGCAACAATAAAATTAATTTACAACACGTGGGTTGTTAGTATTATAAGATATGGGGCAGCAACCCCAGAATCAGAGAGTAAGAAGGAATATACAGGGTTGATAAGAGCAAATAATATATTAAAGGGTGTCTTGAGAGATAACTATGACGAGGCTTTAAAGGAAAAGAAATACAATCAAATAGTTAATGCATTGGCAAAAGATGTGAAGAAATATGACAAGGCTAAATTTAGCCGAGTAGTTGCAATGTTTGAGCAGCTCGGTAATAATGATGAATTTAGAGGAAAAAATATTGATGAACAGTTAAAAGAAATTAATGAATTGATTGATTACGTACGTTCAAACATATAAATAAGTGTATGCCTTTAAAATCTGGATCATCAAAGCAAACTGTAGGTAAAAATGTAGGGGAATTGATGCATGCGTATAAAAATAAAGGCAAAATTGGTGCTTCGCGGCCTGCATCAAAAAAAGCTGCACAAAAGCAAGCGGTGGCAATTGCTCTATCAAAAGCTGGTAAAGCTAAGATGCAAAAAGAAAGTTTTGATGCAACAGTAAACCAATTCTTAACAAAATATACATTTCAAAATATTGTAACTGAAGACGAAGCGGATCATTGTAAGTATGCTATTGAGGGATGCGATTGTAGTGGTTGTGACGAGTGTAAGAAAAATCAAGAATAATTAATTGATATTGCTTGTCTGTATATTAACATAATGATATGTTATATCAAAGCACTAAGATTATTGAGTTAGGCAGTTGCGCATTTAGACAGTGGAAAGCAGATAGCCATTGCAAGTTTATCCATGGATATAGATTGGTAGCTAAATTCTGGTTTGGTTGTGACAGGCTGGATGAAAGAAATTGGGTTGTAGATTTTGGCGGTCTTAAGGAGCTTAAGCAAGTGTTAGAGAAGCAGTTTGATCATACATTCTGTGTATCGGCTGATGATCCTTTACTAGAACAATTTAAAGCTCTGCATGCTTCAGGAGCTGCAGATCTTAGAATCATGGAAAAAGGCGTTGGTATAGAAAGAACAGCAGATTGGTGTTTTGATGTGGCTGATGCGCATGTGAGGGGTATTACAAGTAATAGATGCTGGGTAGAGAGAGTTGAAGTTTGGGAGCATGAAAAAAATTCTGCATTGGCCATGGCGCCTTCTACTTCGAAAGAAGTAACCTATACTGAGATTCAAAATCATGTTACGACAGGTAATTCTGAAGGCAATACAACTACAGTCCAGCCTCTCGAGCAAATTCCTACCGAACAATCTCAACCTGAACAAACTAATAGTGGGTATAGACCAGCTGTTGTTGGTAATAAAGTTACCAAGGGACTCTCTAATCCGTTTGGCGGGACGTCTTGGGGTCTTTAATAATCTTAATAGTTTGAACCACAGAGACAATAAACTTTAACAGCTTGCTTCTGGTAATATCTTCTTCGGTAAAATGAAACGGGTGTATTCCATGCTCTTTGCTCGCCGGTGTATCAAAAGCGTTCATTATTCTTTCAAAGCCTGATTTTTGTATATCCGATTGACGGGAGTCACCTATAACGAACAATTTACAATTCTTACCAAATCTTGTTAAAATAGTTACTAATTCGCTGTGCTCAAGATTTTGTGCTTCATCAACAATAACAACGTTATTTGTGAATGTTGACCCTCTTAAGAAATTAACTGGAATACTCTTAAGGTAATCACTATTAAAAAGCATTTCCGTTATTTGCTTACCAACAAGTTCGTCACATTTTTCAATAAGAGGTATGCTCCAAGGTTTAAATTTTTCATCTACTTCACCGGGTAGGCTTCCGAGCTTTCTTGTTGCGGATTCAACTATACTTCTTATATATACAATTTCATCAATTTTTTTATCTCTAAGCATAGTTAGAGCAACATATACAGCAAGATAAGTTTTTGAAGAACCTGCCGGGCCGTCACAGAATAGTATTTGTGAGCTCTCGTCCATAGCTACATCCACAAACGCTTTATGATGATCGTTTAAATGAAATTTTTGATCAATTTTGAAATTAAGAAAGATATCATTTCTGATAATACCGTTCTCATCTCTAGCTTTGGCAGCTTTTTTGAGCTGTCTGTCTTTTTTAGACATCTATTATATTTATTCTGGATAATCTTGTTTTGTAAGGTATAATGATAAAAACATGAACATTGTTGTGACTGGTGGATTGGGGTTTATAGGGTCGCACCTTATAGATGTTCTTTTAGAGAAAACTGATGCAACTATACATTGTTTAGATAACGAAACATACGCGGCAAACTTGGTTTATAAGGGTACAGTTTCACATAATAAAAGAGCGTTTTTTCATAAGGTTGATATTTCTAAAAACGACCAAATAAAGCATATTTCCTCATATTTAAACGATATTGATTATGTAATTCATTTAGCAGCTGAATCACATGTTGATAATAGCATTCATGGACCGGAAATTTTTGTTTTAACTAATGTATTAGGTACATTTAATATGCTTGAGTTTGCCAGGCAGAGAGGTGTAAAGCGATTTGTACATGTTAGTACGGATGAAGTTTATGGCTCAATTAATGCAGTAGATGACGCGGCTTTTACGGAAGCTACGATGCTTGATCCTAGCTCTGTATATTCTTCAACGAAAGCTTCCTCAGATCTTATTGTAAAAAGTTACTGCAAAACATATGGCCTTGATGCTTGTATTACGAGGTGTTGTAACAATTACGGTCCAAGACAGAATAAAGAAAAGTTACTACCAAAATTAATATCGAATGCTCTTATAGATAAGCCTATACCAGTATATGGTAATGGTAGAAATATGAGAGAATGGATATATGTGGTTGATCACTGTAAGGCCATATTATCGGTTCTACATCTGGGTGAACCCGGTGAAGTATATAACATTGGCACAGGTTGTGTTGTATCAAATATTGATTTAGTAAAACGTGTACTTAATATACTAAAAAAAGATGAGAAACTTATTACGTTTGTCGAAGATAGAAGGGGGCATGATTTTATATATAAGATAAATTGTGATAAAATAATGGCTAAGCTCAACTGGCACCCCACAGTTGACCTCTTTAATAATGGTTTAGATTTGACTATTGATTATTACAAGGATGTATTATAATAAACTAATGAGCGAACAAACTATTTTTCTAAGTGACGATAAGATTTTTTACACAGTAGAAGGTGAGGGGGAATATGCGGGGTATCCTTCTGTTTTTATGCGACTCTCTATGTGTAATTTGACTTGTAAGGGTTTTGCATCTGCTGATTCTCCACACGGCTGTGATAGTTTTGTTAGTTGGTCGGTAAAGAATAGATTTACAAGCGAGCAAATTCTTGATTTAATGGATCAAGAAGGATATACAAAACATTTACAAAATAATGCTATATGGAAAATTACTGGTGGGGAGCCCTTGATACAGCAAAAGAATTTATTAGAGCTAGTAAGAGCATTTGCTAAGAGAAACGGATTTGTACCCAGGATAGATTTTGAAACAAACGCAACAATTGAACCTCTGCCAGAGTGGTCAGTTTATAAGGTTACTTTTACAACATCTCCAAAGCTCTCTAATAATGGTGACTCGGAGGAAAAACGATATAAACCAGCTGTGCTTAGGTGGCATGTACAAAACGGATCGGGGTTTAAATTTGTAATTAATGATAAGAAAGATTTAGATGAAGTGTATGAAAGGTATATTAATCACCCGGACGTTTTAATTCCTAAGCATAGGGTATGGTTAATGCCTTGCTGCGGTAGCAGGATAGAGCATATTGAAAAGGCAGCAATGGTTGCAGAGCTTTGTAAAGAGCACGATTTTAAATTTAGCCCCAGATTGCAGCTAATTATATGGGATAAAGCCTTAAAGGTGTAGTTGATTATTATTAGTGAAATACTAAATTAGTGTATGAATATAGATATTAATATAGCTATTACAGGTGACAACGGTGGTAACGAGTCGTATGCAGTACGACTAAATCAAGACGAGCTTACGAATATTGTTCGTACAGAAGGTATTGAAGCTGGTAATAAAGCATTAGACAAATTCTGTCAAAAGTTTCTAACCCAGTTTAAAGAAAAGCTTGGTTCCGTTTTAAATCGTTAATTTTCTTTTAGTTAGCTATACGCTTTTACTATAAATATATAGCGTATGGACCGTTATAATGAATTGACTAATTCTATATTAACTGAGTTAGTAAAACCACCATCTCAACCACCTGCTCTCGTTTCTCCAACTGCAGGCACTGCAAATATTACTGCCCCTATAGCGGTCAAGCCCTCCACGCTACCTACAACTGCAACATCTACCGGTCTTCCCGCAAATCCCCTGCTTCGTCCTCAAGTACGCACGCCTATAAGAGGTGGTGGTGGTGCTCTTGCCGCGGCTCTAACCCTGGCTGCTGTTGGTTGGGATGTATACAAAGCGATACGCGCGAAATATCAAGAAAGAAATCAACCTATACCTATGACAATGCCACCGGGTTATAAGGAAGGGGATGTAATTTTACCACCGGTAAAGCCAGGTGGGCAGGGGTTCGCTGTTCCACAACCAATAAAACCTGCAATTTTACCCGATACAGCGCCAGAACAACAACCAGAACAAACCCCGCAAAAACCCATAACCTTACCCAATGTAGTGCCAGGTAAACCAGATTATGAAGTCCCAGGCAAACCTTCTCCTGAGCCACGACCTATGCCACAACCCAGACCGGTAATACCGCCTAAACCTAGACCATCAGAAGAACCTCTCCCACAGCCTGCACCGCAGCCTGTGCCACAGCCTACCCCTGTGCCACCGTCAAAGACATCCACAGGTTTTAAAGTTGATACAGCGAGAGCAAGCGAAAATGACCCTCAATCCAAAAACAAACGGTTTGGGGGGTTTGATACTAATACAGGTAAGGGCACTGATGGTGAAGCCCCATTCGTACCACCAGCAGGAAAAATTATACCACCAGTGCCATTGCCTGTTACACCATCAGCAACATCTCCTGATGAAGTGAAGTCACAAAAAGCTGATCAGTTTGATTTTAAATCTTATCCGCAAGGATATAATCCTGACGAACCATACGGTAGATGGGGCCCTACATCAGCAAGGCGTGACAATACTAAAGCTTCACCTGAATACATTATACAGCAGCCCTTTAATAGTGATGAAGAACCGCCCATAGTTTCTGCTACACCGGAGACTGAGACTGGTCCGTGGGCAAAAAGATATAAGCGATATAAAGATTGGTATAACGCCAACCCAGAAGCTGGTCAACCAACATCATTTGGCAACATTCTTAAAAAATCTAAATAATTGACTTCTGAAGGATATATATTAAAATAATCATATGCGTATAGCGTTTAGCGGAGCGGCTTGTACAGGTAAAACAACAACTTTAAATGCCTTTTTAAATAAATGGCCAAAATATACTGTGCCGCAGCCCACTTACAGATCCATTATCCGCGGTGATGCCCATAGTAAGAAAACTGATAAACGTGTACAAAAACAAATATTAGAATTTATGTTAAACCAACAAAAGGAGTATACACCACACCAGTGCATAGCCTATGATAGGTGTGGGTTAGATAATATCGCATACACCCTTTGGGCGTTTGAAAAAGGTAAGAAAGGGTTTTCACAAAGCTTTGTTGATGAATGTATTAAGATTACTCGCGAAACTATGAGATCGCTTGATATTATCTTTTTACTGACAAGGGATGAGATGGGCCCAATAGAACAAAATAATGTACGGGAGACGGATCCAATGTACATTACTGAGACAGATAATATATTTAAAGCAATCTACACACAACTACAAACTACTGGTATGTCGCCCTTCTTTCCTCCAAATGATAGTCCTGCATTAATTAAATTAGAAGGTACAGTAGAACAGAGATTAGAACAAATTAGTATGTATGTTACAGAAGACGGTAATATGTATGGGGAAGAGCAGAGCTTGGTAAATATGGACGAAATTGCTAAGATGGAGTCGTTATTACGGGAGCAAAAAGGAATTGCACAGAAGGAAAAAGGAATTCTCCCATAAATAATAGATGCTTTACAATAAAGCGTATTCTACATTAATGGAAAATTATAGATCGATAAAAACGGTTACCAGGCTGTTTTATCCAAGAAATTTTAATCTTTCTGCAGAATTTATTCAAGCATTTCAAAAAGAGTATAGAAGATTGAAATCGCTTAATATAGATGACAAGCGTATTATACAAAGAATCACAAAGGCTCTACCGTTTCATAAAGCGTCAGACACTGACGATACTAATTAAGATATCTGATATTTTTTAACTTTACCTAAAGTTGTATTATTGGGTATTGTTATTAACAAACTGTGTTCCGGGAGATAGAGGTATTCAATATCACTACGAGACAAGGTATTGACTGCATCTTCTAGAGTTTCAACTAAAGGATCACCACCAAGATTAAATGATGTATTAAAAAGAATAGGGACATTTGTTTGCTTATAAAATTCTTCAATTAAATTATAAAAATGAAGATTCTGTTTTCTTGTGACTGTTTGAATACGACAAGTACCATCGACATGAATAATACTAGGTATTTTTTCTGCTACTCCCGGTAAACAATCTACTGCGTACATCATATGGGGTGATTGGTTTAATCCACACATATCAAACCATTTATCTGCATGCTCGGCCAGCACTGTACCTGCAAATGGTCTAAAATACTCTCTGTGCTTAACAGTATTAACAAAATCTTTACCGTCTTTAAAGGTGGGGTCAAACAAAATTGATCTATTACCTAGTGCACGGGGGCCATTCTCACTTTTACCTTGAAATATTGTTACTATATTCTTTTTTCTTAAAATATCAATCACTTCTTTATAACTAACCTCTTTCACTGTACCACCGTGCTCTTTGACTAAGCTATTTATTTCTGCGAGTGTGTATGTTGTTTTAGGTCCCAAATACAGACTATCTGCGTAAGGTAATACATTAGTACTTTGGGTTTGCTGGTGATATGCAAGAAAAGCTGCACCTATTGCAGTTCCTGCATCATTGCTTATTGGTTCAACATATAAATTAATGCCCTTATCCTTTAATTGTTTTAAATAATAATAATTAGCAACGCAGTTTAACCCGTACCCACCAGAAATAATAACATTTTTTATACCACTAATACTAACAGCTTTTTCTATTAATCTTAATACCTCAGACTGTGACTGTGTTTGTACAGCATATGCCATGTCTCTTCTATTTTGTAAGGTTGTAACGTCTTGTGGCATATTATTGGTAGGCTCTAATTCAGCAAACCGACCATCATTCACACGTGCCCCATTAGGGAATGTAGGGATAATAAAATTACGATTTGTAGTGCGCCATTTACCACACCCAGCATCGGAATAAATTTCTGGAATATTTTTGTTAAGTTTACCATAAGGGGACAGTCCCATTGTTTTACCTGCCTCGATTGATGGCCAGCCACAGTACTGGGTTACAGCTTCATACGCTTTAACAATACCTGCGGTATCATCTAATATTAATTCATGAGTACCTTCCTCACCAGACCGCTGATTTGTCATCTCAGGTATGTAAGTACTTACCCAAGGTCCGTTACCCCCTAGGTGCTTATATAATGTTTTAAAGGTATTTGGATAATTACATGTAATTATAGATTCCAGCTCCCATGTCATTTCAGGTTTATTGTCTATTAGCATTGGTATAAAGGTACCAGCACCATCTACAACTAATGCGACTGCCTCTTTAAATCCTGACCTATAGAATGCACACGCTGCATGTAATTTGTGATGGGTGTAGCTCAGATCAATAACCTGTGGGTGTTGAAGACTATCTATCTTACGATCAATTAATCCAAGTTTTCTCGCCAACCCTGTATAAACATCGTCCCCGGAGAAGTCGACTTTGCCGGCTGTCTCATGTAACGGTTGTGTGTGTGCAATTACAAGATAATCTAATTTTTTGGTATACTCTAAAATTTTAACCATAGCGGCATATGGTCCCCCATCATATTTGCGCCTACTTAATCGTTCTTCCTCTATAGCAAACACAATTTCATTGTCTCTTAACAGACAAACACACCCGTTATGGCCCCGAGTAACACCGGCAATCCATTTACTCATATTTTGCTTACCCCTCTACAATTGTGATGAAGTGGGGTATTATCTGCAGCCAACACTAACTTCTCCTGAGGGGGTTGTGCAGGTGTAAAGGTGAACGGTTGCTGATTATGATTACAGCATTTGTGTTGTTTTGATTCTATAACTTGTTTCGATGAAGGGCCTAATCTTCCTTTTACTTTGCTAATAATTTCTTTCTGTTGGTGTGGGTCCATATCCATGGTATTATCATTTACCCTATCTCTTTCATCATCCATACTTACTCTAATAGGTACATATACTCTTTTATTTTTACCTAAATCAATAATATCAAAACTATCAGCTTCGGGATACGAAATATTTTTTGGGTACGTTGCACCGCAAACAACGGTTGCGGTTTTCCCTAATGCATAAGCAATATGCTGACCAACGCTATCACAGCCTAGAAAATGATTTGATGCCTCTATTATTGATGCCCATACTCTAATATCAGTTATTTGTGGCATTGCTACAGGTGGTAAATCTAAAGGAGTCTTACTAAGCGTAATTGGAAATTCTCCCATCATAATAATAGAATATTCTTTCCTTAATTCATTAACAATCTCAACTATGTCCGCTAAATTAAAACTACGAGAACCTGGATCAATTACAAACTCACCGGTATTTTGTACACCCCTACCAAACGGTTGAATAACTAACGTTTTGTTTAACCCAGTTGTACGCTCAATTTCTTTCACCACATTATAGCCAGTGACCGCCTCGTGCTTATTTAAAATAAGTGTAGGTTTAG